ACTAAAGAAACAGCTGGCTATCCATTTTGTTCCAGCTGTGATCTTTTTACTTTCATGTATAGTTGACCAGTTTGTTGCTTCATCGTAATCTTGCTGGAAATATAAGAAACTACCTGTCTTAGGTACTGCTGTTACATTGTGTTTTGGAAAATAAGTTTCACCACCAACAAAATCATCATTCAAATAAAAAATACCAGTACCTACTCTGTCGCCGCCATATTTGTAATAATTTATTTGTCGAGGGTCATAAGGATAATCATGATGGTAAGCAAGAAATTGACCTGTTTCGTAATTATAAACATCAATGGCTTCAATATGACTATATGGGATACGTGCGGCTTGTACAATAGCTGTTGCCAGTATGTCATAATCGTACGGATCAACTCCTAAGCTAATGCCTCGGTTTTCAACTTCTTCCGTAACTTGAGCATATGATTCAACCCGGCTTTGATATCCGCTATTTTTATTCATACCTGTTTGCGTATGTTTAGCAATTAATTTAGCACAGAAGTCAGCAGTAAGCATATTGTCAAAAACACTAATACGAGGCATATCTAACAACTTGTTTTCTTCAAGTTGAATGACCGTAATATTTTTTGCAACCAATCCCTTGTCTGTTTCTACTCGGTCAAATGTAACACGTTGTAGTTCAAACATTGTTTGCGGATCGTTCGTAATATCCCATCGTTCGGCAAAGATGTTTGCATTATCAATATCGGCCGTAATGAACCCATATTTTTTAGCATCATTATACCATTTTACGATTCCTGTTTCCATCATATATCCTAATTAAACTGCTCATTGAATTTATCAATTTTTCCGCATTGTCTGCTACATTCTCGAACAGGTTTGGTACTCCAACTGTCTTTGATAATATTGAATGTGTTTGCATTAAAAATTTCATCTAGTGTTTTTTCTTTTAAAGATTCAAAGTGTATACCCTTGTCCAACATATCTATCCTTGACGGATGTATTGGTAACATGGCATTATAATCGAGCCAACAACACGGTACTATTTGTCCTTTAGCATTAACATAAATGCTTTTTTCATTCAGGACTTTACAAGAAATTTCTGACGTTTGGTCGCATGTACTGATTAATTTAGATAAATTTTTACTTTTTATAGAAGGAAATAATACGTGACTAGTAGTACCGTCTTTGTTTAATACTTGTAGTTTATCTTCTCTAAAACGAGATGTGTTTTTAGATACAAAATTTTTAAACCCTAGTCGTTCGCTTAGTTCCTTACAAATGTCTACTTGACGTTCGTTGTGTTCAAATACTAGCATGTCCCATGTAGCATTGCCGCCTGCATTGATAAACAGTCTAGCATTATCGATTATCTTAACCCAATCAGTTCCTACTCTGTATAATTCGTGTGTGTCTATAAGACCGTCGATACCAAAACGAACATCGACACCTGCTTGAGCAAGACCTTTCCAAAAATGCCAACTTCTAGCTGAACCGTTTGTGTTCATGCTTAAAGAAATAGTTGGATTTGTTTGCCTTAGGTATTGAAAAATCTTTAGTGTGTCTTTTGCAACAATAGGATCGCCTAAGTTACCACACATATACAATCTATCTAACTGTTTTATAAAGTCAACAGGGAACCATTGTTTGAATTGATCAAGTGTTATCTCATCTATTTCTAACCAAGGGTTATCTAATCCCTGTATGTTTCGAGCGCACATAGGACAACTAGCTTGGCAACGACTAGTTACTTCGAGATGTATTGTTTTAATATCTTTTAAATTATACATTCTTACCTATTACCATAAATCGTTTATACAATGGAAGTTCTAATTCACCCGCCCATAGCACATTGATATGACATTGTTGTTTAAATTCTTCTAAACTGTTTGCTATACGAATATGCTCTGGAATGTTGTAATTGTTACTTTGTAAGACTAGTAAACTATTTTGTGGATGACCACTTAACCATAAATCATATTGGTCTTGAGAAATGTGTTCGCAACTTGTATTAATAATAACATCGGCATCACTACGGATGGTACACATATCTGCGGTAACAGCACGGAACTTACCTACCATTTCTTCTACTTTGTTCATATTAATAGCAATTGGTTCACATGCTGGATCAATATCAATGCTACGAATAGTTAACACAGGAACATCGCTTTGAAACAACATACTTGCTAAAACACCGACCCAGCCACCGTGGATGTCTACGCTAACAAATTTACTAACATGTTTACGCAGATTTGCAATTAACCACTCTTTGCTTTTAAGTTGGCCGCTCCAGAACGCATCCATAGTTCGCATAGGATCTGGACTTTGACGAATGGCCTGCATCCAATGATGCAGATGTTCTGTATCTATTTGCATTTTGGTATTTTGCTATCTGCTGAACTTACACAAGTGGGTGTAATACAGCGTTGCGGTTCCTTAAATAATTGAAAGTTTTCAAGAGTTCCTAATGGAAAGTCGTAACAACTATAACTTCTTTTAACTTCATTACCTCTTATTATAACACTTTGATAACCGCTATTGCAAGTCCAATCTTTAAATTTATTAAAACCAAAGGCATTAAATCTTTCAGCTTGATCAAAGTAATAATCTTTAACACCGTCATTAAGTCTAATTTGATAAACTTCTTCTCCTTGAGATTTTTGAGGGAAACCTTCCTGCATTAGTTTAACCATGTCATCTGTGTACCCACTAACTACATGACTAGCAGTAGGATCACTTTGTGGCTTTAGTGTTACATTAATGCCCCTGTTATGAAATCTTTCCATACGCTCATACAGTTCATAAAACTTTTCAGGAACCATAACTTGGTTAATAGTAACGTGGACTAGTTCGTATTGAAGCTGTAAACATTTGTCTCCAAATTCTTGTTCTCGAGCAAACTCATCATGAAAACTAGCAGTAATACTTCTACGTTGTAGTAGTGCCGTTGCATCACACCAACTTTTCCACCATTTACTGCCAGGACTTAAATTTGTTGTCATATGAACACTTTGATACGGGCTTTCCTTTTCATCTAAGTGTTTGATTAAGTCTATCAAATTTTTATAAGCGGTGGGCTCGCCTCCGCTAAAACTCCAATGAAATTGAGTAAAACCATTTTGTCGAGCCTGTCGTTTAATTTCATCGATAGCAGAAATATAAACTTCTAAACTTTGGTGATCAACAGTATTGCTTCTAGCATAAGGCCAACAGTAACTACAGTTATAATTACAAAATCGTCCAAGAATCCAACTTACCGAAAACAACGGTTGATCTAGCATAGTCCGCTGTCCAAAACTTACAATTTGGTTAAATGGTATTTGATTAAAGTTCATTAGACGTATTTAACTGTATTACAACAGGGTACCAAAATAACTTGACTTAATTCGATATTGAATATATACTATGCAAGTAGACGTGAGTGGAACTGGTAGACCTCTCCTGCGGTGTAACAAACAGCCGTGGGAGGAACGGGGCTAGCCCATAGTGGTGCTCTTGTAGGTTCGAATCCTACCGTCTACACCATTTTTAATTACACACAGAGGCACATATGAAAAAGGCACTTTTAGTTTTGTTGTTTATGGCAAATCCAGCATTCGCATGGAATTGGCAAGACCCGGATTCTAAATTTGATGTGACACAAAATGAAGTGTCGCAAGTTCATTTAAAGTGGGTAATAGTCAAAGATGTTAATGCGGCTTGTGCTGCCGAAAATAAAAAACGAGGTGGTAAGGTTTGGCGCTTTGACGTACAAGCCTGCTCATTTTGGGAAGGCAAAGAATGTGTTATTATGACACCTAAAATGGCTAGTATTCATAACTTAGGACACGAAGTTCTGCATTGTTTTAGAGGTGCATACCATTGAGAGATTTAGTTGAAGACATTTATCGCGATGCCGAAGTCCTAAATAAGATTCGTACTCGTGACGACTATGCTCAAAATTTATATGCGGCATGGTGTAATATGCGTTGGTGTCCAAAAGAACTTTGGCCTGCTATTAGACAAGATCCCAAAAAGGATTTATGGTCCGCTAGTTGGCGTGGTGCCGGCGGTCGTGTAGCCGAACTGCAAAACAAAGGCGGCGACTACATGGATTGGTACTGTTCTGGTATGGGTGGTCTTGCTACTTACGATTTGGAAGAAGGCGATCGTTATATGGCAACAAAGAAATATGTACCAGAAGGAACAATTACAGACGAGATTGCCACAGATCTTGACAGACTAGGTTGGTTTCCTGTACCATGGGAAGATGATTAACATAAAAGTAAATATATGATGGAAAATAAGGAAAAATTTATTTTTACAGCAGAAGACATTTTTCAAGAGATCCCTGGAGATCCCGAAAATGTCATGATGAAATTTCCAGACGAAGTGTTAGCACTTACTGGCTGGAAAGAAGGAGACACATTGGATATTAAAGTAGAAGACGGTAAAATCGTCGTTACAAAAGCATAATGGCTAAAGACGATATTATTGAATTAGTAGGAACAGTTGACGAAGTACTACCCGGAAACATGTTTAGAGTTAAGGTAGATAATATGCCTAATCCTTTACTCTGTTACATGGGAGGAAAGTTAAAGCAACACAAGATTAGAATTATTTTGGGCGACAATGTTAAAATCGAAGTTAGCCCTTAT